TGGCATTTTATCACTCCTTTACTTTCACCCACGCGCCATTCTGTCTGCGGTAGGCTTGATGCTTTACCCATGCGTTATTCACTCGCTTGTAGAATGTTCCTTTGCGCCATGTGCCGTTGTGGACATAGGATGAATAGGCTTCGGGCGTTTCTCCAACGGGTACGGGGTCACTTGCGACAAGGTAGATTGTGCCGTCCTCGTTGAGAATGTTGTGGTTTGACCAAACACAATTATTAAAGGTGTAATAACCACCAAACGCAAGGTCTGTCACCCAAGCATCATTTTCAATGTACCCCCAAGCGCGCGGCAGATTTACAACAAATTCCGTGCCGTCAAATGTAATGGGTTGTCCCGAAAAACTTACCCAATATGAGCCGTCAGATTTTACCTCAATTACCACATACGACATTGTATTGCCGTTTAAATCTGTCGGGTATTCGGGCAATGCAGGGAGTTCTATGCCGTTGTATAGATATTTAGTCATGTTTTTTTCACCTCACTCTGTTGCCATAGCGAGCATTGCCCATACACCTTCTTCTTGAGCAATAACCCATAATGTTCCAGTTGCGGGTAAACATGAATAAATAGTAACACCCTCCAAGTCGCTACGAACAAAGGTGTAAACCGTGGGCGCGGCATAAATACCTTCTATTTTCAAAAACAAAATATCCGTCTCATTTGCAACGGCATCGTTAAGAATTGTGGTATTTTCGTTATCAAATACTACGGGACTGTCTGCGGTGGGCACTTCCGAAACCTTGAGAACATACATTTTAGCCGCACCACTCTCCCCCTCACTCGGCACAATCGCAATCGCTCCGTCCTCTGCTTCATAAGCGTTCATTTCGTCTACGCTGTCAAAGGAGAGGATGGGATTGGTCGTAATCAAAGGGTCAACGATATGCACCAGCACCGCAATATCCTCTGTCGGGGGTACTACGCATTCAAATACCATCTTGCCGACCTCTGCTTCTGTCAGCATGATACCGCTTGCGATATACGCTTCTGTGCTTTCCGTTGTCGGGCTTGCTACCAAGGTGCTGTTCTCTGAGATCGCATTGGCAGGAATGGTCTGCTTGTTGTCTGCCCAATCGGTTGACTTGAGCGTGATTTCTAAGGTGTCGCGGATGTTGCCGTAGTCGTAGTCCTTGCCGTCCTCTCCGGGATCGCCCTTTTCTCCCTGCTCGCCTTGAATGCCTTGAATACCCTGCTCACCCTGCAAAGAAGCAAGCCATTCCTCTTCCGTTCCGTCAAAGCCGTTCGCCACGGCAACCTCATAGGCACTCTTGCCGCGGATCACATCGGGGTTTACTACAGTACCCCTCAATACGTTACTCATGCGTTATCTCCTTTCAAAAGCAATCAACGATACAGCCGAACATCCATAGTCTTGATGCCGCTCGTTTCCTGCAATTCGATTGTCACCTTAAATTTATCCGAGATCGCCCCGGTCAATGGCATAATATAATGTTTTTCAACAAACTCCGTACCTTCGATTGCAAGGACGTTTCTGTAATACTGATTATTTTTTGTGATGTTTACGGTGAATTTTCCCTTGCCGCAAACCGCAATATACAGCAGGTGCTTCACGCTTTTGAGAGAAGGCAACGCATACGTCAGCTTTGCGTACTCTTGGTAGGGAATGTTGGCATAACTCGCCCCGTCGCTGTCGGTGCTGATCGTGGGCGTGCAGTTGCTGCTTGTGAACGGAGATACCTGATCGAAATAGTGGTAGTAGTCCAAAATTGCTTTGTTTCTTGAAATGTCAGGCTTGCCGTTCAATTTGGAAATGTCACCAACGTACACGTCCGTATCATTGGCATTATTCAGATTTACGTCACCGTCCACAGTATTGTCTATCACGAAAACGTTGCTCACAGATTCGGGCGAGTTAATGTCGATTGCTCCCGAGCCCGAGCCTCGAATGATGTTACCCTTGATGTATATGGGTTGTGTAATCGCAGTATCGCTGTACGACTTGATACCGTAGCCGCCTGCGTTCAGAATGATGTTATCAGCAACGAAAGCAGGAACAGAAGGTACAACAAAGATGCCCTCGTTGGACGGAGTGGGCTTTGTTTCGATTTCAACGCCTGTACCGTTGATATAGTTCCCGACAACTCGCAAAAAAGCTCCCTCAACAGCATTTTCTCTGCTGTTCATGATCGTGTTGCCCTCAAGCACAACGCCCGATCCGTTTGTAGAATAAACGCCGTTGCACCCGACTCCGCTACCGGTCTGATTATGCTTGCCGCAATCCTCAATGTAGTTTCCGAAAATCGTACCGCTTGTAACGCCCTCTCCGTAAAGCTGGATTGCGCGATAATAATTCTCACGGAAGTAACAGCCCTTTACGTCAACCTTTCCTGCACCGCCGCAGAAAATTGCTCCGTGTCCATGGCACTTGTCGAATACGGAATTGTAAACCCTGATCTCAAATTCGCCGCCTGCATAAATGCCGCACCCTTGACTCGTTTCGTCCAAATCGTCACGGATGCCGATGTTTTCAAACCGGCACTTGTCTGCGGTCAGCGTTGCGCCATTGATAAGCTCGATAGCGTTTGCCTTGGTGTCGCGGAATGTTACACCGCTCAAAGTCACATCTGTTCCGTCAATTTGCAGGCTGCTCCCCACGATCACGCCCGAAACAGACACAACGCTCATATCGTTGGTGATCACGATTTGTTTGCTCAACAAATATTCGCCGTCAGGCAAGCGCAACGTCTGCCCCGACTTTGTAGCGGCAAACGCTTTTTGCAAAGCCTCGGTATCATCCGCAACGCCGTCACCGACCGCGCCGTACATCTGCGGAGTGACGTGAGATGCGGCCACCGCTTCATGCGTTGCCTTGTGGCTCGCTTCCAGCTGCAAAAAGGCTCTTGCAATCACCTGATTTTCAACAGGATGCTTTGAAGTCACGTCAAGCTCGTCATCCATAAAGCGCGAGAGCAATTCTTCCTCGCCCGGCTTGTATTCCTCGACTTCCTTGTCTGCACCTTCCGGGAACAGCTTGAACACCTTTGCGCCGTCCTCGTCATAGCCAATAATGGTCTGCGGATCACTCAAGGGATTGAGCTCAACCTCGTACCAATAGTCAACCGGCTTGGAGATCACGTCACCGATCTTGGTATCTTCTCCCGACAGATAGAGCTGCACTTTCTGCGTTACCTCGGTCACCGGGAAATCCTTCTCCAATGCAACCTCGGTAGCTTTCTTTTTCTTGTAGACCTTGATGCGCAAAAGGTCACCCGGCATAAACGTATAGGGCACGCCGTCCTTCTCTGCGGAAACAGACATAAGGACAATATCGCCCCTTGTTACGTAGATAGAGTTATCTTCGTTTACTTGATACATATTTTCTTACCTTCCTTTCGTCAATACAGAAAGTTTTGTTCTATATTCACAAAAAGAGGGGAAGGCTTGCACCATCCCCCCAAAAAAGGGCATTGAGCTATACGCTCGGTAGTCCTATCTATGTAGGCTGATTTATGCCCTTATTTATTACTCCCCACAAGGGTTGATATCCGTGTTATCACGGTAAATCTCCTTGATTGCTGCGATTTCCTCTTCAAGGTCCTTAAGCTTGTACATAGGCACGTTCGGAACGATATAGCCCTGCAATTCGCTCCAAATGATGATCGTGCCCTCGGGCAGCGTTTCCTTTTGAACGCTGTGCAGCTCGTTCTTGATATCGCCCTGCATCCACTCTCGGTTGATCTCGGTGGTCAGCACGCAGTTTTCCAAGGTCTGATGAATTTCTCCGTTCTCGGTGATTTCATCAAACCGCATTTCTTTTGTGACCGTTCTGCCGTAGTATTGACTAAGGCTGGGCTTTACTGTAAACAGTTCATTGTTCACGTTGCTCATAGGTTACTCCTTTGTGTAAAGTGGGGGCACGACCCACATTGCAGCCGTGCCCCTTGTTTTTTGTAATTACATTTCGGTTTTCATGACGTAGATTTCCTTGGGGCGAACGATCTTCGCGCCAAATACGTACAGGCCCTTGACAGCATCGGTGAATGCGTCCTCGGGGCGGTACTTCTCTACCTTGTCGATCTGCTCTGCAAAGGCAATCGCCTTGTCGGTACGCAGAATGTTGTAGTACACATCATCTGCGGTGCTGCCGGAAGCCTTCTTGCCGGTAGGCAGGCAGTTCTCGATGCACACGAATGCGTTGTTGATCTTACCAACCGCGCCCTTCTTGAGAATTTCGGGGTTGTTGGTAGACAGCTCGGTGAGCTGCTGGCGGTAGGTGGTGAATACCTTGGGTGCTACCTCAAGGTAGAAGGTGTCGGACACCTTGCAGTCGTTTGCGTACAGAGTGGCAAAGCCGTCCTCAACGGATGCCATTGCGTTGGTAGCGGTCAGCGTGATCACAGAAGGAGAAACCGACACGGTGGGAGTGGTTGCTTCAACGTCTGCCTTTACCACGGATGCAACGTACTTGTCACCCTCAAGAGCAAGACCCTTGCCTGCTTCATCGGTCAGGGCTTCCATCAAGCCCGGAACACTCTGTGCCTTTACGATATCCTCAACCTCAAAGTTGAAGTATCTGTACTGATTCAGCTGGAGCAGCTGGGAGCTGTCTGCTGCGCTCTCTCTTACAAGAGCAGTACCGGGCACGTAGGTGCGGATGGTGGGGCGGTTTACAGAGAGGATCTTAACCTCTTTTGCGTTTTCTGCTTCCTTCTCGTACTGGAAGTTGCAGTGATTGCGCAGAGAAGTGATCTTCTCAAGGGAGCGCAGAATGGACTTACTCCAAATAGTCTGCTGGAAATTGGAAATAGTGTTTGCTACTGCCATAATCATTCATCCTTTCTTGGGGATGAGGATATTTAGCCGCCTGTCATAGAGCGTCTTACGGCTTCCCACACCTTCGGATCGTCAAGGTCTTTCATGGTCAACCTCTCGATCTCTTCGGGCGTGTAGTAATCCTTTACGCCGGTATCTTGGGGCTGCTTCATACTCCCCATCGTCTTAAATTCTTTTCTCGGTTTGTTTTTTTGGTATTGCTCATATACCTTGGAAATAGGCGTGTCCTCTCTGAACATACGCTGAAATTCCTTGAACTCGGGGCTGTTCAAAACGTCCTCACCAACGCCGATCTTTTCAAGCTCCTGCGCTCTCTCGGCATTCTGCCTGTGCTCTGCCAGCACCTTGAACAACGCTTTTTCTCTTGCGGTCATTCTATCCGCGCCGATCTCGGAGAGGCGGTCAACCTCGTCAACCACGTACTCAAAGCCAGCGCCGATGATATCGTTTGCATCAGCCCTTGCAAGTGCTTCAATGTCCTTTGCCGAATACTGCGGCTTTTGGATCTTGACACCCTTGCTCTCATAGAATTTCTCAAACGTGTCGGTCATTTCGTCCACGTCCTCTTTGCCTGTGCCTGCCTTCAGCACTTCCGTAAGTCTGCCGTACTTGCGGTCATATTCCTTGCGGATCTTTGCTTCCTGACGGGCAAGGCGTTTGCCCACGATTGCATTGACCTCATCGTCCGTGTAACTCTTGGGCGTTTGTTCTGCGGTTTGTTCTGCGGTCTGCTCCGTGTTTTCAGCAACCTCTTCGGTCACAAGGTTTTCGTTCTCGTTCATACGATTTTCCTTCCCATTTTTTGAGTGGTGTTTGCTTCACCGATTCCATGCAGTTTTATGACGTAAATGCTCGGTCATGTATCAGAAAAAGCCCTATAAAAGGGCTTTATTCTTCCTCGATATCCTCTTCCGCTTCCTCGGTTTCCTCGTCAAGCTCGTCCTCTTGCTCGGCAAGCTCTGCTTCCTCGGCTTCAAGCTGCATCTGTGCATCTGCCATTTGGTCTGCCTGGCCATCGGGATCTTCCATGAAGAACTGCTGCGCATTCTGCATAAGCATCTGCGCCTTTGCCTCGTACTCGGCAATCTTGAGCTGTTCTGCTTCCGCATCATCAACGATTCCCTCAAGGATGGTCTTGGGTGCAACGGAATCGTCAGGAAGAGCCTTGACGTATTTCTTGAACTCGGGCAATTTCTCCACGCTGAACATACCATTCACGAACAGGTTTTCAAGCGTCTGCTCCTGCGCAAATCTGTCATATACACCCTTGGGCGTAATATCGATCTTGACCGATGCTTGCAGCTTTTCAAGCACGCTCTGCGGCACTGTCACAAGCTTGGTGTATTCCACGCCGTTCTTGTCCGTGACCTCTTCTTCCATCTTCACGCCGTCCACCGAATGCACAATCAGATATTCAAGCCAAATACGCGCCAAATCCTCTACAAATGTCTTGTAGGACTCTTTCTGCTCGGTCATAGGAGCTTGCGAAGCCTGCTGCACGGCAAGAATCGCTCTACCGGATGCTTTTTCGGGATCGATCTGACCCGCTGCGGTATCACCTGCGCCTGCCAAATCTCTTGACATGTTGATCAAGTCCTCTTGCAGCTTTACAACGTCCGCAGACATTTGCGCCGGCTGAATCGTGCCAATGATCTTGTTCACGTCATCTACCGGCTGACCGTTCGTATAGATCGTGCCGCCGACAGATTTAAGAGCATTAGGATTGGCTATCTTGTTTATGTCTGCAACTCTCTGCGGAAATGCCTGATACTTGACAGCCAAGACGCGTCTGACCTCGACACGGTTGACCTCAATTTGGTTGGGGATCAGGTATCGAACCTCGCCCTCACCTCTCGCGCTGCCCTCTTTCTCTTCCCACACGAAATGCGCGATAGGATAGAGCGAAATACCAAGGTCAACGTCCTCGACAATATCAACGTACCGAGTGGCAATAGAGAATCGGACCGTACCGTCCTTCTTGTAAAGCTTGTACACGATAGTCACCATGTTATCAAGCTCTTCCTTTGCCGCGTCTCCGCTTTCCTCAAAGGTATCGTTATCACCGATAATAAACGCCACCTTGTCCTCACTCATGCCGTGATACAGCGCAAACTCAATCGCGTTGGATACCGGCATTCTCTTGCGGAGCAGGATATAGGGCTGATTTTGAATATCGTCATCGTTCTCGTTGCCGTAATAGATATCGTTTTTCTTGATGATCTCATTGACCGGCAGCATCTTCTCTTGGTCGAAATCAACGTAGATAATGCCCTCGTCATTGATCGCGGCATCCTTGGTGATCCTGCGCCCCTTGAAATCCATCTTGTCGCGCTCCCATACCTTGGCAGCGTAGCCGTTCAGGATCTTGCAGTATCTCTCCGCTTCCTTGTGGAATGTTCGGCTCTTGAAATTCTGCGAAGAGTACACGATAGCATACAAATTGTCGTGAATAACCGCCACTTTGTACTTGACAATGGGCTTGATAAAGTTTTTCTGTACAGGCTCTACGCCGTCCAGCTTGGCGCCTTCCCATTGGTTGCCGTTGTAGAAGCGGTAATTCTTGTCGGTATCACCGAACGTGCCGATGATCCTGTGATAATTGCGCCCCTTTTCGAAAAGCTGCCAAATCGGCGTTTCTATGAACTCTCTATAGTCCATGTTTCCTTGATAGCTCATGTTTCACCCCCACGTCATTATCTCGGTATATCCTTTTGCCCGGAAGCCGTGCCATCGTAACGCTCGATATTCTCAAGAATAGCGTTATATCTCTTTTGCTCCTTGTCCGCTTCCTTGCGCTCTTGCAGCTCTCTCTTTGCCTTGCCGATATCGGGAAGCGCAATGTTCTCCCCTCGGCTTGCCGTCTGACCCACCTTTGCGCCAATAAAAAAGCACGCTATGCAAAGCGCGCCTGTCACCAAAACTGCTATTATAATTTCCATATATCCCCCTTAAACAGGCGTTATAGAATCGCCATAATCGGTGCTTGTCTGCATCATGCGCTCAATGTTGAAGCCGTTCTTCGGATTCACGATAATTGGCTCTTCCATGAACACAACCTGATCCCTGATATGGTGCGCTATCGCAAGCCCCATCATTTGGTCATCGTGACCGCCTTCGGGAGCTTCTATGCGCCCCTTTTCGTTGCGTGTGATGGTCAAAAGCTCTTCCAAGGTGTCCTTATCGTTGATAGTATCCGGGTGCTCTCTGACGATCTCTATCAGCCTTGAAATGATGGTCGGGCGCGTCAAGCTCGTTGTCTTAAAGCCAAACCGCTTCTCTGTCTTGCCGGTATAGGTGTCCTGCGCTTCTCTTACGTATTGCTTCGGATATCCCAAACGTTGCAGCTCCATGATCGGGTAAGAATCAAAGTTTGCTTCTATGCCAATCAGGGCTTGCTTATAGTACATACCAAGACAGTACATCTGCCTTGTGTATTGGTCTGCATCGAATTGATGCTTGAGTGTTGCCACCTGCACGCCTGTTTTCGCGTCCAATACGTGCCCGGTAAAGTAGTCGCTGCCCTCTCCTGCCGTGTCACCGCCTATGCAATACTCGGTAAATGCAGGCTGATTCGGGAGCGAATATATCAAGATATAGCCCTCTTTATCGTTGACCCATCGTATATTGCTGATGCGTAGTCCGTCATAGTCATACAGGAAATAGCCCCTCTTGATAGGCTTATTAAGCCGTGAGAGCCGTTCAAGAATGACCTGCGTGTCAAATACGTTCTTGCCCGACAGAAGGAACGCTTCCTGCGCAGAACATGGATATTCCTGCTTGATCAGATCCTTGTCAAGGTATTTATCGTATTTGTTCCAGTACCAATAAAGCTGCTCCGCTGCAAGCCCTTTATCGTCACGCAGCCAGCGCAGCCTATCAAATATCCATCCCTTTCCTCGGTCAATCTGATGCAGAAATTCCGCTCTCTGATCATCGTTACGGAAGGATATGCGATATTCCTTGGTTTTCCACCACTCATAGAAGCAGTTAATGTGTACGCCACTATCCCACATCTTCTGATAGTCGTTATAGCCGTTTGCCGTGCTCTCGTATATCTTGATGCAGTTCCTTGTAAAGGCTTCACCCAAAGCAGCTTGTATAGGTGATATACCGTCCTTCCAAAAGGCACATTCAGAGCCGTGGAAGAAGTTGACCGTGCGCGAACGCCCAACGTCCTTTGTCGCTGTATCAACCGCCCACGAGCTATTGATTTTCTCAAATAGCAGCTGCTTGCGGTTGTTGTATTTCTCCGTAGGCTTTAACGCTTCCGGGAGCTGACTATACGGAAACTTTGCTTTGTTCTGAAAGATTGCTTCAGAGTTGTCGCTCTTGTCTGCCAACGTGTAGCCTTGAAAGTTGCGATTGAGCAACGAGCACGACAGCTGATATGCCGTCACAACCGTGGTAAATCCTTGCTGTCTGCCCTTCAATACCAATAGGGATATATCAGTGATCTCCCCCTTTTCAAAGTCCTCTATGGCTTTGTTCAGGGTATTCATGAAATCATGCTGCACGTCATTGAGAAAGAACGGCATTGTCTGCTGATTCTTGTCAACCACGATAAAGAATAGCTCTATCAGCTTTTCGGGGTATCTCTTAACCTCTGCAAGCAAGTCGGCATCTGTCAATAGCTCCTGCGCCACCGCATCACGAAATTGCTTGTCAAACTCTATACTGTGCTTCTCTTGCCATTTCTCTTTGCGCTTCTCGATAAGAAAATCTGCCGAGTATGTCATAGCAAGTCCTCAAGCCGTTTCACGTTCAGATCTCCCTCGATCTTGGTCGTGTACTCTCCTGTCATTTTATTCATAAGGTCAATGGCGGTCTGTCTTGTCTTAATGCTTGCAGGCACTTCAATTTCCACCATCTCGCCATCAACGATACGCATGACCCTCTCATGCTCTTCGCCCTTGGCAATTCTTGTAAGCAATTCTAACCGCTCCTGCGCGCTCATAATGCTCGGTTTCATCATCTGCTCTCGCAATTCGTTCAACCTTGCCACAACCTTGTCCTTGCGCATCAGAGTGCTTGCCTTTTCCCAAATAGTCTTGTCCGACATTTTTTGATTGGGGTAAGCGGATCTGTATGCTTCCGCTTGGCTCTTGCCATCAATGATACCCTGCACGAATTTCTCTTGATTTGCCGTCAGCACGACCTCTCCCCCTTTCTTTTTGTCGAGCACCTTAGGCGACACCGAGTGCCGCCGCAGGAGTAACTATTTGACGGATATCCCACATGGTCTCGAATGAAATATCCGCAGGTGCTTCTCGGCATATAAAAAAAGAGCGTACCCGTCAGCACGCCCTCTTTCGATATTTTCACAGTATTATTATAACCCCGAAAATTGCGCACGTGTTGGTGAAAATGGGGTAAAGTTGGGTAATTTGGGGTAATTTCAGCCGATTTGTGAAATATGCACAGTTTTTTCACTCCGCTTTGGTTATTCTGCGAATTTACATACCCCGAGGGGTATGCTATAATAGAGAGTGGAAAGGGGGATCATCGTGACCAAATACACAGTTTACTACGCAACCGAATACGGCTCTCGCGTGCGCACCCTGCCATACGGAGAGCTGACCGATTTCAAGATCAAGTGCCAAAAGAAAAACTGGAAGATCACCAAGATCGTCTCCATTAAAGACGGCTCGATCATGAGAACACAAACATTCTAAAATTATGGAAAGCGAATCCCCTAAAGGCGCAGAAAGGAATAGAATATGAAAGCATTAGCATTGACCGCTCACAACGTTCCAGAGCAACGTATCAAGGAATACCTTGAGCACAACGCAAGCGACACTTTAGCAGACAAGATCAACAACGGCACACCGCTCACCAAGGACGGCAAGCATCTAATCATGCGCAAGACCCTGCAAGGCTTTTTCAAGTGGGCTACAACCGAAGCACGCAAGCTTGCCGAGAAAGGCGCGAATTTTGCTTGTGTTGACGATCAGACAGTTTTCGGGTGGGCTATCCACTACTTTGAAGAAGAGTCCATCGGGGGAGAATTATTCAACCTTGACGGCACGCCCTACCAAGCTCCCAAGCCAAAGACCGAGCCCAAAGCCCCCACCAAGCCCATACAAGCCCCCAAGACCGAGCCCCAACAATTAAGCATTCTCGACACCCCTGCCCCCGAACCCAAACCCGAACGTAAGCCCACACCCGAACCCAAGCCCAAGACCAAAAAGCCCACCGACACCGCTCAAATCTCTTTGTTTGATTTATTCTAAGGAGCACGTTATGAAGATAGAGAAGATCAAGCCCATACCCAAGCAAATACTCGCCAAGATAAAGAAGCTTGACGAAAGCAGAAATATCAAGCCCTGCGGACAGCTCCGCTTTTACTCATACCTTGCCAAGAATGACGGAGATCTCTGCCGAGTCACAGTAGCCGTCAAGATCTATAAAAAGGTTTGGTACTGCAAGCAGGTAGCCGTTCACGGTCTGCACTCTGATATCTGTTTCGTGCACGATATGGAGTACGCCTATATGGGCGGTTTCAAGGTCGATTTCTACTCCGAGGGTATGCGTCAGCACAACGCCCCAGCATGGTATGCAAAAGGCAAGTGGTACGAAGCCGATGACAAGTATTACAACCCCACGTTCGCACCCATTGTAAACCTTGACTATCTCCGTAAGTACCCCGAATACCAATACTCCGCTTGCGATCTCTACCAAGGAGAGGATATCATTGAATATCTCCGCACCTACGAAAAGTACCCCATAGCAGAAATGCTCGTCAAGCTCGGACTTTCAAGTTATGCCCTCTCCAAGCAGATTTTGGAGAAAGCCACCAAAGACAAATCTTTCCGTAAGTACCTCGGCAGAAACCGCGAACTCCTTGCATCGGACAGAGGATATGATAAGCAATTCTACGTAAGCACGATTCTCAACGCATACAAGCAGAACAAGCCCCTTGAGATCGTACAAGAGTATGAGTGGTTTAAGAAAGACCTTGCTACTCCGTTCTACAAAACGTTCAACGGAATGTTCAAGGGAGAAGCAGACCGCCTTTTCGGCTACCTCAAAAAGCAGAATACCACCCTCTCCCTTTACCGCGATTATGTCAGCGCGTGCCGTGAGCTCGGCATGGATATGACCAAGGACAAGAACCGCTACCCCCACGATTTTATGCACGCCCACGATGTCGCCATTGAAGATGCACACACCGCAAGAGCCCTCAAAGCCGAGCAGGAGCGCATAAAGCGCGAATGGGAACGCGAACACCTTGCCGAGAACTTTGTAACCGTAGCAAGCAAATATCTGCCCTTGCAGAGCCTTGACAATGGCGCGTTTGTTGTCTATATCGCGCAAAGCCCAGCGGAGCTTGTCAAAGAGGGAGAAGCATTGCATCATTGTGTAGGCAGAATGAACTATGACCAAAAATTCGCAAAAGAGCAAAGTCTGATCTTCTTCGTCCGTTCTGCCACCGACACCGAAACGCCCCTTGCTACAATCGAATTTTCTCCCCAAAGCAAGAAGATACTGCAATTCTACGCAGACCACAACCACAAGCCCGACCAAGCCGTTACCGACTACGTAAACAACGTATGGCTTCCCCACGCAAACAAGGCACTCAAAAAAATAGCAGCATAAAGGAGAACACACCATGAGCATCAAACTAACCGACAAAAAGGCGAGAGCCAACTACCGAAAGAAAGTAGTACCGCTCCGCATAGAGCTTTACCCCACAGACAAGGACATTCTGGAATGGCTTGCACAGTTAGACGAGCCGAAAGCCACATACATCAAGAGATTGATCCGCAAGGATATGGAAAAGGAGTCCGAACAATGATCATTTTATACATAGCCTACGCTGCATGGGCGTTCCTCAACACTCATGCGATCTTCAAAAAGTACCTAATAAGCACCCTCGCAGCAATCGCCACCTTTGGCGTGACCGCTCTATCCGTCAAATACGATATCATGGTGCTGCTCGGCATTCTGACCGTAGCCTTACCATTGACCACAATCTTACTTGCCATATTCAAAAAGGGCTGACCGCTTTGGTCGACCCTTTTCTTTATATCCCTTGCTCGTCAAGCACCGCTCCAAGCAACCGCACAGCGCGCTGCTTTTTCTTTTTCGCCCAATCGTAGCTTTTCTTGTACTGATACGCGATATCTTTGAGGGAATCATATTGCATACGGTCCAGCTTTTTGTCATACTTACCTACGTACAGCTTATGCAGAATATCATACTCAACACTCGGTAACCGCTCGATGGTGTGTATGATGTTCTGCTTTTCCGTTTCAAGGGCGTTAATCTCACCCTCAAGCACGGTATAGTTGATGATCGCATCTGCGCCCCGGTGGAGATTTCTTGAGGATTGCACGCGCTCACCGAAGGCGGCACCGCTCAACCCCTCGGCAGAATCTACCCACCGCCTATGCTCGCGCATCTTGTTCAGGATCAGCACGTCTATTTTCTTGATTCTATCAAGATACGTTTCAGCTCTCATGCAATCACTCCTCGTATTTCCAAGTATAGCCCCGGTATTTCTCTCCATTGTGACAAGCATTGCGGATAACCTTTGCGTCCGTGCCGAATTGATTTGCCGCATCGGTTGCACTCTTGAATATCTCTACCTCGTCACCACGGAACGCAAGCACCCTCTTTTTCTTTCTCTTGTGCAGCTCGTCACGGTGCAAAAAGCAGGTCGGTTTACAGTAGAGTCCGTTGGTATCTTTCAGAGCATGATGGGGAGCGGGCACAAACGTTCTGCCACAGTACCGGCACTTTGCTTCAGAAATATTATCCCAACCCATTTTTCAATCTCCCCTTCAAGCTCTCTGCCTTTTCTCTGATCTCGGGATCTTCCGCAGCTGTTTTCGGTTTCGATTTGCCGTAAACCTCTTGGTAAAGCTCTTCACCGCAAGCCTTGCGCAGAGCAGCTTCGTAAAATTCATCGGTTTCAAACGAACCGCTCTCTTTGTTATTGCTGTATTTGCCCTCAATAATGCTGATAGCTTTATCTACGCGCAGAAGAAAGTCAAAGTCAGCTTTCCACTCTCTGTCATTCTTCCCGGTCAAAAAATCGCTCACGTTGGCTTTTTGGCAAACCGTCTTGAAGTCATCAACCGTCAGCTGCTTGAGAAATGCTCTGATCGCATTTTTTCTCTTTTCCGAAAGCATCTTAACGTGCGGTAACTTTACGCAGATATCGTTATACAGATTTTTGAATTGCTCATAATCGACAGAGGGCGGCTCTGCCGCTGGTGTCTGCGCAGCGGACACACTCTTTCTCTTATTCTCTAACTCTATATCTGTATCTATTTCTTTATCTTTCTCTTTATCTGCTTGACTAACTTTAGCTTTACCGTTAGTTTTACTCGGATTTTTACCCGATGTTAAAGCCCTTTGTTTTGCACGGTATTCCCTCATGTAGCCGCGCATATACTCCTTTTTGCTTTCAAGCTGATCAAGGTTTTGGTGCTTGCCCCAATTCGGTATCGTGATCACTCCGTCAATAATCTGAATCATGCCGAAGCTCTCAAAGGTCTGCAATGCCATCGTGACCGTTGATTCCTTCATGCGGAAGATGGTAGCAAGCATCTTGTCGGTATAGGGCATTCTCCCCAAGAGGAACACGCCGCTGTTATTCTGCTTCCCGGCAAGGCATAGCAGCTTAAACCAAACCGTGATAATGGCATAGGCATCGGGCAGGCTCTCGATCAGAATGATCTTTTCATCGTCAAAGATATCCGTGGTTATCTTGATCCACTTCACGTCTGCCATATCATGCACCCTTTTCTTTCAAGTAGCCCATGATCTCCCTCGTGATACCGTCAAACTCCGCTCTGACGTTTTCGGGCAAGTGGACGATCATGCCGCGCAGCTTTTCGACATTGAGCAAAAGCAGCTCTTCTTTGCTGCGGATATCGTTGCCGCACCAGTAGCAATACCTCGCTTCCTTACCGCTCTCATGCAAGCACTTCGGACAGAATTTTACCGAAGAAGCATTCCGCTCTCTGATGATCTTTCCGACCGTTGAGTCAGATACACCGACCTCTTTTGCAATGTGCAAATAAACGGTCATGCCGCTATCATACAGCTCATAGATCTTCTGTTTCTGCTCCTGCGTTATATGTGTTCCTCTGCTCATCTAAAATACTCCTTTCATTACTCTTTAATTCGTCAATTCTGAATTGCGGAAATCCACCGGGAAAGCAACGCGCCAGCTCTTTTTCCAGCCATGCGTTCTGCTCTTCCTCGGTTTTGCACCGCGCCAGTTGGCGGTATGTACGGCGCATCCATGCAATAAAGGCGTGGATCTCTTCCTCAGTCGCACCGTGATCGTGTAACCATGTGCAAAACAGCTTTATCATCACCTCTTGCACTTTCTCATTCTCTCTGTCCATGCCCTTGTACATCTCGTTGGTGAAATACTTGGTAATCACTTTTCTGTCAGACGGTGACATTTCCGACACTTGGCGCGGTATATTACATTTCATCGTCCTTGCCCTCGCTTTGCATCACCGCACTCAAGATCTCGACAGCCACCCCTACCGCTTCTGCAACATCCTTTTCAGCCAACCAAGTAACGCCCTCAAGAATGCCAATCGCCCGGTGCATATTCTCTCTGTTTTCACTCGTCATGCTTGTTTACCTCGTCAAAAAAGTTTTCCACAAACTCTTCAAATTCCTTGTAGCAATCTTCGCATAAGTCAGCTATTGCAACGCGTCTAATATCATTGCTGATCGTAATATTACAGAATACAGCATCGTCCATCACACCCTCTTCGCGAACGTGCTCTTTTCCGCAACGATCACACGTGATCTTATATTTCTGTGCCAGCCTTGTTACCATTGTTTTCTCCTTTCAACCCCATTTGCTAATTGCCCAAATAATTATCGCCACAGCCAAAGCAAGCGGTATCGCTATCGCTGATGATAAAAGAAACAGCATCAGGTCTGCCATATCACTCCCCCCAATCTATACGCTGACCGCACTCTGAACAGTATTTTTGCGCATCAAACAGATCTTTGCCGCAAACAGGGCAGCGGCATCTTGTGTTCCAATCCGTTGTGCCGTGAAGAGATATTTTCGCTTTCTGCGGCACTTGCTTATTCAAAGCTTCCACGATCTTCTTTTCATTCAAGACAATTCTCGTATCGATCCCGTTTGCTTCCGCAATCTGCGTGATTTCACCAAGGATCAGCTCGTCAACCTTCTTGGCTCTCTCAATGGATATTCTTTCGATTAAGCTGTCAAGATAGTACATATCACTCACCGCCTTCCATTTCCGGTTGCAACGGCATCGGCATCCAATGGGTGACGTAAATAGCATCTTCAACGTTATCGCAAGATACGTTAAATAACTTATACGTTGGATTGTACGTCACTTGCATTATTGAGCCTCTTCGTGTACAGCAAATAACATCACCGTATTTATCCGGCAGCCTATCCTCAACGCTGATCCATTCGCTCGTGGGTGTTGCAATTTTTGCATCAACCACTTCAAGCATTCCAACCACGTCACCGAGAAAATGCGTTTCTCTCCCGGCATCACTCAACGCTTGCGCTTCTTCCGACGCGTAAGGAGCGTCCTTGAATTTCTTGAAAAGCCGCTTGTACCGCTCTTGCGCTTTTTTCATCAGATCGGTGAAATAGTTAAGCCGATCCTGCTCGTATGTAATGACCTCAATCTGCACCTTCGGCGTCACCGCTCGATCATACTCAACGCCCTATATCAAGCGCGGATCTATTTCTCTCTGCGAAATGATGCAATCTCTTGTAAAGCAGATTTCGTATTCAGAAACCGCTCTGCAATGGCTGATCTCAAACTCATATACCTTGTAGCCCAGCCTTTCCATCTCTGCCACGTCAAGAGCAGAGAACCACGCTTTCAGCTTTTCGGGTGTATCGGTAGCGGAAAACCATTGCTTGCCGTCCTGTCGGTAAAAATCGCTATCTTCCATGGGCATATCTTTGCACTTGCCCTGCGTGAGTTTGGAGAACACCGGATTGATCGTGCCGTCAAAATCGCGCCAAATGCCGTGCCCTTTTTCTTGGTTTTCAACTCTATACGCTTTCATCGTCCGCTCCTTTCATTTTCGATCTTTCAGCTTTCTTCCATACTTGAAACAACGCCCAAGCAAGAGGTCTCTGCACATACTCCATTTTCTTTGCTCTCTCATATTCTTTTTTGAGAAGCTCAATAGCTTGTTCAAGAGTCATTCCTTGCCACCGCCTTCCATTTCCGCTCTCAAACCCTCTTTTATGTAATAGGTTTCACCTTTAGATTTGAGTATCGCTTCTGCTTTCCTGCCGAACTCTCCCCAATCAATATCCGATGGATGGTAATTCAACTTGCCGACTTTCCATAGGTCAATATAATCTGCTTGTTCCATAAGTAAAAGAACAGCTTCTGCATCAATAACAGGCTCGCAAGATACCCAAGTCTTTATGCCTTCCCAATGCGCTATTTGAAGAACTTGCAACCTTTCAATCGGCGTGCCGGCTTTCGGCTCGCTTTTTGGTGTATGTGTAAAGTCAATTCCTGCGTACCCTGCAAAAGTAACGCCGAACCAATCCTTACTATCCAACAAATCGAAATCGCGCCTTGCGTCAATACCATTCTTCGTGAGAATCTGCACATGGTTGCCGCTCTCTTTGAGGACCTTGATGATTTCCCTTGTCGGTGTACTGTCATATCCTTTCGGGTATGGATCGCAGGTGAAGCAAAGGTGAATGAGCTTCCCGGTGATCTGCTCTCTATAAATCTGTTTTTTGACTTCCTCGACAATGTTTTTTCTCGGCTCTATGCACTTATGAAAATCGTCTTTCACTTTATGCAGAACGTTCGGAGCGAAGCAATAATAACATTCGTGCGGACAGCCGGTATAAATGTTTATTGCATAATCGCCGTACTCTTTAGCTTTTCCCCTCGGAACGTATATAGGTTTCATTCCTCGCCCCTCCACTTCCAGTTACTACCCTCGCGGCACTCACGGCAAGGGCAATTCCGTTTGCAGCTAAAGCAATCCTCGCATTCGTCATGCGCAAGGTTATACTTGCATATATCGCAAACGTCACGTATCGCGTTTTGCTTCATATCCGCAACCAGACCGTCATAGGCTGCCTGCAACCGCTCAATCTCGCCGGCTGCCCGGTCAAGCAGCTCCCTATTATCTCTGCTCTGTTTAGAGCGCAATTCTTCTACAAGCGTCATATCAATCTCCTTTTGTGTATTTCTTTTTGAGGTTAGCAATGATATTCTCTATCGCTTCACCCCGGCGAGCGGCAGGCAAATACGCAAGCTGCTGTATGTCAAATTCAATCTCCGAAAAAATCTCACTTGCAACCTGCTTTCTTGCATTTATCACGATTTCCAGCCTGTCAGCAATGTCTTGCTTTTCAACTACCTCTGCGGTGGGAAAAGTGTCTATAACGGCATACACGCCGTCAGCAAATATCCTTTCTATAAGGCTGTTTTCTCCTAAAGAAAGGCGCTTAAATTCTGCGGTCAATGCTTCCGCATCTATGTATCGTGCCATATCATTCCCCTTTCTCAACGTAGCACCACGATTGGGGCGGTCTTTTAATCGGTGTGTTTTTCGCTCTATCCTCAAACGCCCAACCAAAAGCATTATCATAGCTATTATCGTGTCGGGAATACTCACTCAATTCTTTCGGCTTTTCATAGATTACAAGGTCGGATATGTGCCAAGCATAGCCGGTATCAGATAGTCCAAAATAAGCACCCATATCAAGAAAATCCATGCAAGAAGCTATGGCAATGGCATTTGATTCGCTACGTGTCTTTCCCGGCAAGAAAAAACAGCCAACCGAACGTTCTATTCGCATGATACTATCACACACAAACTCGCCTATGACTTGGCCTCTGCCTTTGAAGATTACGTGTCCGTCCTCGTCAACAAATGGCGTTTCCGCTCTGCCCTGCGTTTCATAGATATACACCTTAAACGGCGTTGCCAATTTCGGTTTGGTTTTTCGGACCTCAACCGTCTTTTTGCCCGATGCGATAAGCTCGCACCATTTCGGCTGAATACTCATTAAAACTGCGTTCATATCTTGCTCCCTTCAAGACAATATGAGGTATTTCAACCAATCCGGCATATCGCTATTGATAACAAGCTCAAATTGGAGAACGCAAAGCGCTGATACCAATAGTGCTATTACCAGCCAAAATATGGTGCTGCCGCATCCGCTATTATTTTTGTTGTTTCCTACCATGTTTTACTCCTGTGTTACTTTGTTTTAATTTTTAGAAGGGCAAGTCAGAGTCATCGCCCACGAGCTCAAATTTCGGCTGCTCTGCCGCATTATCATACGCCGGGGGCATATATGCACCGCTCGGCGCTTCCGCGCTCTGCGCGTCATTTTTGCTATCCACAAAGACCGCTTCTTCCACGACGATCTCGGTTGCATAACGCTTCTGACCGCTCGCGTCCGTCCATTCTCTCGGCTGGATAAAGCCGATCACACAAATAGACGAGCCCTTGCGGAAATACCGGGAGATAAATTCTGCCGTTGCTCTCCACGCTTGGCATCTGATAAAGAACGTTTCCTGATTCTGCCCGTTTCTGCGGTTGTTCGCCACCGTGAAAGAGCACACGGGTACACCGCTCTGCGTCTGTTTCAGCTCCGGGTCAGCGGTCAATCTGCCGCCCAAAATCACCTTGTTTAAGTTAAAATTCGCCATGTTTTACTCCTTTTCAAATATAACTTTTTCCGATTATTCTGATAAATTCCTCTACAGACCAGCCCCAATACTGCATTGCACGCTTCTGCACGATCTTTTTGAGCGCCCTTGCAACCTCGGCGTTTTTATGTACGCTTTTCTCACCGTTTCGATGGCATCGATCACCGCAAAGATACACCTTCAAGCCGTATTTCTCGCTCAACTTGCGCTTGCCAAATCCCTCAAATACGTGGTGTTCCTCAAGCCCGAAATAGTCAGCACGTGCATTCCTGCCGCACAGAAAGCAATGCCCACGGTCCTCTTGGATAATGCTTTTCACTTGCACCTGCGCTCCCTTCTCGCCGCGCGAGCATTCTTGCGCGCCCAGTACTTATCAAAGCTGCCGTCAATGTTCTGCTGCCGGCAATCAAGGTAATGGATGATCGGGGCTGTCAATACCCACTTGATGCTATCCCAAAGATCACTCAACCACTTTTTCATGTTGCACCTCTTCAATTTCATACTCGATCTTAACCCCCTCTTGCTCTGCCAAAAGGTCAATGAGCAGGGAGAGAAGTTTTTTCCCTGTCGGTTGTTTCATGTTCGCTCCTTTTGATAATTAACTTTTAGCTAATCGATGGGTAAAAAAAATAACGCCCCTTAATTAGCTCTAAACTTAATGAAATCGTAAGAAATGCGATATAGAGCGCAAATCTTTTCGATCATCGGCTGTCCCGGGAAGGTTTTTCCGTTCTCCCAACTGCAAAGCGTCTTGTTGCTCACGCCAAGCGCTACCGCGGCATCCTTTTGAGTATACCCGGCATTGACTCTTGCTGCTGCCAAACTGATTTTTTCCATCCTTTTTCTCCTTTCTGTGCTTTCCGAAATTAACTTTAAGCTAATTCGTAATAATAGAATACTACGAAACGCGCTGCAATTCAAGAACAATTTGTAAACATTGTGGAAACAAAATACGCAATCAATTTACTTTCGGCTATTTTCGGTGTAGAATAAGGGAAAAAGGGGGTGCAAATATGGCTATATGGTCAAAGGAAGTATTTGCGAAAAACCTGCGCTACTATTTAGAAAGAAGCGGAAAGCAGCAAAAAGAGCTTGCTGAAATCGTGGGCGTTTCCGCTCCTACCATAAATGATTGGATAAAGGGCAAAAAATATCCGCGCATCGACAAAATTGAAATATTGGCTGATTACTTTGGTATCTTGAAATCTGATCTGATAGAGGAAAAGACCGTGGAACACCGGGATATGCAAAAGAAAAATGACGTCCTTGCAGACGTCACTTTGAAAATGCTTGAAGATGAAGAGCTATTAGATATGGTGGTCACGCTTTCTAATCTTGGTTTTGAACAGCGGCAGGCTGTGAAGCCGGTGCTGTACGCCTTAAAAGCAACTGATAAATAAGGTCAAGCACGGCAAGATCGGGGCATTTGTCAAGTAATTCGGTGATTTTTTCGATGTATTCTTGTTTCATGAGGGGGATCTCCTTTCATCCGGGGCAGGAACGTATGTTTGTATGAACTGTTCTGAAAATAGTATATTTTATAACAGTTATGTAGCACAATGGTAAATCTGCCCTGTGTAATATTACACTTTTATTATACAGATACAGCTTGTCGAAAATCGTCACCGTATAGGGGGTGATGCCGTAAAAATTTTACACCGAAGAATATACAACAAGGAGTGATGCAGATGTATGGGAGTTATCAACAATTATTAAGGTATCAGGAATCAGGCAGGGTGGTCAAAATAGCCAAATACTGTAGATGCAGCTCCGATGAACAAAAGAAAAACGGATATACCATCCATGACCAGCTATCCCTTATTGACGAATTTGCCGCAGAGTACGAACTTGTGTCCGTGGGCGAATACGTTGACGAGGGCATCAGCGCAACGCTTGAGATCAGCAAAAGGAAGGACCTCGCAAGAATGATCGAGGACGCAAAGGCAGGCAAATTTGATATCGTTGTTTTCAAGTGCATCGACCGATTTTTCCGTAACGTCGGAGAATATTACGAAGCGCAGAAGCAGCTCCGCGCAGCAGGCGTGACTTGGATTTCCATTGAGGAAAGCGACCTCGACCCGGACGATCCCGATGCGGCATTCAAGATCAATATTTACTTGACGATGGCAGAGTACGAAGCCAAAAAGACCAGCAAGCGTATCCGCTTCAATAACAAAATGCGCATCAAGAATAAGCAGGTCATCACGGGATCGCACAACTTCCTGTTCCCGTGGAAGGTGGTCGGAGAGAAAAAAAACAGGTATCTGATCAGACACCCGGAGAATATTGATAAGACCTATGATCTGCTTGAATTTTTTGAAAAGCACCAAAGCAAATCAGCTACGCTTGGTTATATCAATATCAAGTACGGCACGAAAATGACTATGAGAGCTCTCACCAATTTGTTGACAGATACATTGCTCTACGGCGAATACAAGGGCGTTCCAGAATACGTAGACCCGTATATCACTAAAGAGCGATTTGACCGCATACAGGACATACTGAAAAGAAACTCTCGTATGCCGGCAAATCCCAACAGAGTGTTTCTGTTCAGCGGTATGTTGAAATGCCCGTGTTGCGGCAACAATATGGCAGGCAACCTCGTAAAACACAGCGGTGGAAAATACGAATCTTACACGTACCGTTGTAACACCGCTCGCACACAAAAAATTTGCCCGTACACAAGGTCTGTCACCGAGTGGAAGGTTGAAAAGCAGTTACTTGATAACCTTGAGCAGTATATCACCAACGAGGTCTTGAGAGTGGAAAGCGTCACCGATGCACGACCAAAAAATAACAACGAGGAAAAGGCAAGGAAAATCAAAGCGGAAATGGATAGGCTGAATATGATGTTCAGAAAGGGGCGTATAGATGAAGCGGAATACGATGATGAATATTACGCGCTTGATAAAAAACTACAAGCAATCGACATTTACGAGAAGCCGCCCGAGAGAGACTTGGACGCGCTGAAAGGCTTGCTGGAAACCGACTACAGAGGATTGTATAGCCAACTATCAAAAGAAAACAAAAAGGCGTTTTGGCGCAATATCATCCGAGAGTTTGCGATAGACGAGAATAAACAGATCATCCCGGATAGCATTATATTTTTTTAACTAAATCATTGTACTTTTGTGCTATCTCCGTT